TTTCAGCCGTTGTGGTGATAATATCTTTTACGTCAAACGTCTCGGTTATTTTGTCTCGTATCAATGGTTCAAGATATGTGAAATAGTTAAAGTTATCGTCGAGGCGTAAACATATTCCTTCGATAGTTGAAAATGTTTTGGCCAAGTAGATGAACGACGAAGGTATCACGAATGGTTTTTCATCTGCGAGAGTCTTCATGAGTTCATCTGACACGAGTTCATTGGGATTCAAACTTTCCATGTAACCCAAAATTAATTCAAAAAATGCTTGAATATCTTGAAGATCAGCCGTAGGAATAATAATTTTTAGACGGACCAATGTATCGACAATACTTTTCGTATCCTTGTTGATGATGTGAACCAAGAGTTCCATGAAACCATTTTTCAATTCTTCGGTGATTGGTATTACGAGACCAAAATCGTAGAACACCAACTTTCCCTTGTCAGAAAAACCAAGGTTACCCGGATGAGGGTCTGCATGAAAGAATCCCTTTTCCATAGTCTGAATGACATACGAATTAATGATAGCTTCACATACTTTCTTTTTATTGACATCTGGGTCTACAATTTCTGTAATCTTAGTTGAATCGACATACTCCATGACGATGACATTTTCGTTGGAATATTCGGTATAAACTTTTGGTACCTTGAGCCATTTGATGTCACGCATATTCTTTCGAAAGTTTACAGCATTCTCAACTTCTTGAGTATAGTTAGCTTCACCCAAAAGATTGCCAATTGTTTCATTAAGAACATATCCAGTGCCTGTGCCAGTATCTATTCCAACCTTTTCTAAAAATTCAACAATGTCCTTGACATTTTTAGTATCGTACTCCATGGTTTCCAAAATATTAGGTCGTTTCACTTTGACAATAACATCAGTACCATCCATGAGTGTGGCCTTATGTACCTGCCCAATACTTGCAGATTTAAAAGATTCCCTGTCGAAATGTTTAAATATACGTCTGTCGATGTATTCATCTATATCTTCGTAGTCGACGGGGGGAACATTGTCTTGAAGTGATTCGAGTTCGCTAATAAATTCAGCGGGGTAAAGATCTCCCCTCGTCGAAACGATTTGCCCAAGCTTCACAAACGTGGGACCAAGGTCGAGTAGTTCCTTTTTTGTCCAACGACCGAGTGCTGCTTTATCTTTAGTAGTTGCATTCTTCAATAAGAACTTACCAGCAAATCTCCATGTCTTAACTCTTTGATGTATTGGTGTACGACATGTCAACATCTTATTATAACAATACCTTTTTTATTTCCTCATATTAGATCATGTGGCAGATATTTTTGACTTTATACTTCTCATATCTCATCTTAGGTCCACATTGGATTGCAAAAAGTATCCAGGGCAAACCTCTTGACATTGTCGACAGTACTCGTGAATTTGGTAGACGTTCCATCTTCATATCTTACATTGCACTGCTATACACAGCGTGGATGCTGTATGCTCCAAGCTACTCGTCATTTGTAAACGCCCTGATTCTCGCGTTATCGGCGGCCCTTGGATTTTACGTCAAGTACGGGAAAGAGGATTTTCCTATGCACGTTCTTTTAATTTTGTTCATACTTTACAATGGTAAACAATATACGGACTTACAAACGTGGTTGACTGTCGCTCTGACAGGATTTTATGCCGCGACACACAATATTTTATATCTACCTTAATATTAGAATGAAGATTCATATTGTTGGTGCAGGTCCCACAGGTATGTCGATTGCATGGGAACTTAAAAAATTTACAGATCACGAGGTCACCATCTACGATAAAAAATTATCCGCAGGTGGGTCGTGGTGGGAACCATCTGTGACAGAACGAGATATGCATGCTCATCGAATTGTTTTTGATAAAGCATTCATCAATACAAAAAGTTTGTTCAAAGAGATGAACATTAAGTGGGATGATATTTTTGAAAAAGTTGATTCGGATGTCATGGACATTGTCCAAAAAAATCTTTCATCCAAAGATTATTTGACACTCGGATCTTTGGCCACTCGTGTACTTTTGATGCCATGGAAGTTCAAGAAGATTTCTCTCGAGGATGCCATCGGAGAACTTTCAGAAGATGGTGAAAAGTTGATCAAGGCTTTGACACTTGTGATGGATGGTGTGACTTGGGATGTGATGACAGCCTATGAGTTTGTAAAAAGTTTTGATCACGTGGGTATGTCTAAGCAATACACTCAAAAAGTTTCAGGTAAAGTCATGTGTGATGCTATGCAACAAGCGTTGGTTGACAAGGGTGTCAAGTTTGACTTTGGTTCGGAACTTCAAGATGTTATGTATCTAGACAATGGATTTGCCGCACAATTCAAAAGTGGTATGGTTATCAAAGATGGATTTTTAATTCTTTGTGTCGACAATACTCCGGCCATCCAATTGATCAAAGATAATTGGGGTGAAGACGCAGAAGATAAAATTAAGTCGAGTACATACGGTGCCATCAACATCATGTTAGAGTACGAAGAAGAGATGGACATCCCAAGTGATCTTCAATACGCCATGGATACCGAACTCAACCTTCAACCAGTTGTTCTCCCAAACAAGAAGATCGTGTCGTGTGTGATTTGCAACTTGACAGAAGATGTTTTGAAGATGGATGAAGAAAAACTCATCGAACAAGTCATCGAACAACTGGGTCTAGTCCAACCAAAAAACATTCGTCTCGGGTGGGGTGCATCATGGAATGGAACTCAGTGGGTTTTCGATCAGTCGTCGGGTGTTCTCAATCCAAATGGACAACTCCCATTCTTTGGAAAATCTAAAAAGGTCGCCATGTGCGGTATGATGTCTCCAAGAAATACACCTTACTCCAGTATCGAAGCAGCCATTGAAGTCGGACGTTCTTTCTGTAATCAACAATTTGGAACACGCAAACCACACGAGCCATTCATGATTACACACGTCATCATGCTACTTATAGTTTTACTTATCATACTTATATATGAGATTCGTCGGCACAATTCATGAACCGATCTACGATTTTAACAATAAAAAATACATGCGAGTCATTGTTCCAGATTCAATGATCGATCGTGTGGCAGCTAAGCATACAACATGGGTGAAAGATAACCCACTCGATGGTAAAGTTCTAACCATCAAAGTTCCATTCCGTTATAGGAGAGTGATGTGTAAAAATATGGGCACAAGGCCTCTTCAATCTCTTATAAAGGGTGATCTAATTGAACTAGAAATAGAATTCATGGGTCAATGGACCGCTGGTGATTGTACTGGCTATACATGGAAACTTAGTTCTTTTCGCTAGCTTCAGCCTCGGCTTCGACCTCGACCTCTGGCATATCAACTTCGGACAGACCATTCTCCTTGAATCCCAAGAAAACACGAAGGGACCCTTCAAGGCGAAGAATCTCACGAGTCATTTCATCAATCGTTTGGCGAATCTTACTAATATTTTCATCGACGTTAAGGGTCGGCATATTGTAGTAAATTAAAGTTTTTAGTCTTTAACTAAATAATGCTATCAAGGTCGGGCTATATAGTTTCAAATCCATCACCAGAACTTAAAAAAGATCTAACTGTTCGGCCATTGGTCAATACAGAATTTGGTTATCCACCACCACCGTTCAAGGTTTTTAAAAATGGGAAATCTGGAATTTGTGTTCCGAGGTACTACGCCGAAGAAAAATTTGGTAAAGCCAAAGAAGATCGTCGCCCCGAACCAACAAAGGTGAACCTCAAGTTTCATGGGAAACTTCGTGATGAAACCCATCAAAATGAAGCTCTCGCAAAAGCTATGGAAGCTGGTCATGGTGTGTTATCTCTGCCATGTGGTTTTGGAAAGACAACGGTATCATTGGCCATCGCATGTAAACTTGGTTATCGAACCATGATCATTGTACACAAAGAATTTTTGGCCAATCAATGGCGTGAAAGAATCAAACAATTCTGCCCGGGGGCCACGATTGGTCTCGTTCAACAAGACAAAAAAGAAGTTGAATGTGACTTTATCATTGCAATGCTTCAGTCATTGTCTCTGAAAGAATATTCATTTGGTGACTTTGAAACTGTTGGCACGGTCATCGTTGATGAAGCTCATCACATATGTGCAAAAGTATTTAGTCAGTCTCTCTTCAAAATGTGTCCCAAGCACATCTTCGGGTTATCGGCAACACCTGTTCGAAAAGATGGATTGTCCAAGGTGCTTCATTGGTTCATGGGTCCAATATTTTTTGCAGTCGAGCGTGAAAATCAAGAACAAGTGGATGTTTTTCCCGTGGAGTTTGAATGTCCAATGTTTAGAAATCCCCCACCGTGTAGTCGAACGGGAAATGTTTCACTCGTCAATATGATTACAGAACTTGTTGAGCATAGAGGTCGTAATCAAATGTTGGTACAGCTCGTAAAGAAAGCATCAGCTGGAACGAGACAGTTATTAGTACTCAGTGATCGAAGACAGCACTGTGAATTTTTACATCAATGCTTTCCCAAAAATTCAGGTCTCTACATGGGTGGTATGAAAGAAGCAGACCTCGAAGCATCTTCTAAAAAGAAAATCATCTTTGCGACGTTCAGTCAAGCTCACGAAGGTTTAGACATCCCAACTTTAGATACAGTCATCTTGTCGACACCAAAGTCTGATATCCAGCAGTCTATTGGTCGTGTCATGAGAGAAACACCCGGTAAACAAAACAACCCACAGATTTATGACATTGTAGATCAATGGTCTATACTTCACGCCATGTATAAGAAACGTCTGAGAGTATACAAACAAGGGGGTTTTAACATAACTATGAACCTTGAAAAGGAAGATGAGTCTCCTTTCCAGGGAAAGTGTTTAGTTTTATAATCTGAGTCTCTATTAGAAAATGTCTGGTGCATTAATTCAACTTGTCGCGAAAGGTGCCCAAGATGTGTTTTTTACGAGTAACGAAGGAACATCTCTGTTCTCTGAAAAGTTTTCGAGACACACAAACTTTGCTCAAGCTCCAAAGTTTATCAAGGAGTTTACACTGGCCGACGATTCTTGTGTCATTCCTTCCTATGGAGATCTTTTGACGGGTCTCTGGTTTGAAGGTGAAGAACTTGTCGAAGCTTTTCAAGGCGCGACGCTTGATCTTTATGTCGGAGGACAAAAGATTGACTCTCAACCCTTTGACTTTGTAAGTGATATTTACCAAAATTACTTGGCGGACACATACACAAAGTCCCAGGAGATTAACAACAAGTGTTCGGTGACGAATACTAACTTTCTTCCGTTGACATTCTTCTTTAATAGTCGAAAGTCTTTTATTCCCATGGTGGCTTTACAATATCATCAAGTCGAGGTTCGTGTTACTTTCACTGAGACGAATACTCCAGTCAAAGCTAAACTTTATGGAAACTATGTATTCCTTGACACACAGGAAAGGAAGAAGCTCACGAGTCATAAAATGGATTTTATCATCACACAGACTCAGATGATTAAGGAAAATTTGGTCATCGGCTATAATGACATTGATATTTCCAGCTTTAATCACCCAGTCAAGTCTCTGTTCTTTGGTATCCCAACATTGACAGACAACGTCGCGACCGATCGTTTTACATTTGACTCGGCGGACATACTTTTGAATGGTACAACACTTTTGGAAAATATGAGTCCGACATATTTTCATTCGGTCCAGAATTATTACAACTCAGACTACGGTATCTCGGCATTCCATGAAGAATACAACGTGCCATTCTATACAAGATACTACGCGTATCATTTCTGTATGAACGCATCCGAATACAAGTCAACAGGTAACTGTAATTTCAGTCGTCTAGACAACGCTAAAATTCAGATAAGAAATGCAATCGTCGGAGCTAATCGTTCGAATGAAAAAATTCGTGTCTACGCAGTGAACTTTAACGTGTTACGAATCCAGGACGGAATGGCTGGAATTTTATTCGGAAACTAATGTAGAATACCATGGTTGGAAAGACAACTCAGGTTAGAGAGATGATTATTAATCGCCTCGACCAAACTGGTGAAAGGACGATTATTGATCGGACGGCGACAAAGACGGACGTGTTTGAAAAGGCTCAATTTATACAACAAGTTGCCGGCACACAAATACTTGCGACAAACAACTTTTCGAACATTTTGGTCTCACAAGCCGACATAACACGTATAGATGGTATCTTAACTGAAAACAATATAAATCCTGATTCATCGGCGTTCGACGATCTCCGTGACGATCACGACTCAAATGCCGCAAGAATTTCAATTCTTGAGACTGTACATCTTGCAAATGCTTTGATCCTCGATAACACGTTCGCAAACGTCACAGTTCTTCAGTCCAATGTTGTTGATATCACAGCGAATGTTATAGAACTTGAAAGTAACTCTTTTGCTACACATACCAACGTCGCAACACTTCAAACGAACGTCGTAACTATAGAGAATAATATAGTTACGATTGAAAGTGATGTTACCAGTATTAACAACCAGATTTCTGGTATTGCAAACTTTGGTGATATCGCGACACTTACATCAGACGTCGATGAATTAAAAAATCGCGTCGAAGGTACTGATTTTGTAAAAATTGGTGGTGGAACTACCGGTGAGGGCACCCTTGGAAGTCAGCCAACAATTGTAGGTATAAACAGTGGTCAGAACATAGGTAATTATTCTATTGCGGTTGGTTATCAAACACAAAATTTTGGTCAACCCAATGATGGACTCAACAACACAATAGTTCTTAATGCAACTGGAGCAGGTAAAAATCCATCAAGGTCTAGTGCTACATACATCACACCCATTCAGGAAGACAATGCGAATGTCATTGCTATCATGGGTTCTAATACAGCTACGCATGAAATCGTGACGACTTCTTTGCTTCGTCTCAAAGATTCCGATATTCAGTCAAATACAAATATCAAGGTGTACACCGATGACTTTGCGACTCTTAAAGCGTCTATAAGTAATGACTCTGGTAACTCTTCATTTGCTGGTAACATACAAAATCAAGGGACACTCGCAGTGGGTGGTGTTTCATCCTTTTCTGGAAACATGTCTATTAAGGACAGCTCGTTTTTAGTAAAGTCCGGAACAGTCACAAAGGCATCGATCAATAAAGACGGTACGTCGTCGTTTGCCGGTGTGATGTCGGTCAATAATGACGCAAACTTTGATGGTACTGTCACATTCAAAAATAGTGGTACCGAAACTGCGAAGATTAGCGGTACAAACGGAACCTCGTCGTTTTCGGGCGCCATGCAAGTCAATAACAATGCGACTGTCGATGGGTCGTTTTTGGTGGCTAGTGGTGGTGCCACAAAGGCTCAAATTTTAAATGATGGAACGTCTTCATTTTTGGGTGCCATGCAAGTAAACAACGATGTAACTGTCGACGGGTCCTTTTTGGTGAAGAATGGCGGTGCGACGACAGCAGTTAAGATTACAGATGATGGTATCGGTTCTTTTTCAAGTGGGCTGGTTTCTGGTACATATACTGGGTACGGTACTACACAATTGAAAGAGGCCAAGTTTCAAATAACCGATGCAACTGGGACTGACATTAAAACAGTCCTCGATGTCGACGGTACATCTTCATTTTTGGGTGCCATGCAAGTCAATAACAATGCGACCGTCGATGGGTCTTTTTTGGTGGCTGATAGTGGTACCACAAAGGCTCAAATTTTAGATAATGGTACGTCTTCATTTTCTGGTGCCATGCAAGTAGACAATGATGTAACTGTCGACGGGTCCTTTTTGGTGAAGAATGGTGGTACGACAACGGCTCAAATTTCAGATGACGGAACTGGATCTTTTGCTGGTGGTTTGACAATTAACGGAAGTACGAATATATACGACGATATTAACGTTTATAATGGAGCTACTCTTAAATTTAAAGTAGATTCAGCCACGGGTAACGGCTCCTTTGGTGGAACTTTACAGACCGCGGGTGTGGCTACATTTGCCAGCAATGGCTCCTTTGGTGGAACTTTACAGACCGCGGGTGTGGCTACATTTGGCAGCGATGGCTCCTTTGCTGGAACTTTAAAAACTGCGGGTGTGGCTACATTTGGCAGCAATGGCTCTTTTGGTGGAACTTTACAGACCGCGGGTGTGGCTACATTTGGCAGCAATGGCTCTTTTGGTGGAACTTTACAATGTAATGGGACCGCCACGTTGGACGATGTCACAACGTCTGGAACTGGTTCTTTTGGTACTTTGAAGTGTGACGGGGTCGCCACGTTGGACGATGTTACAACGTCTGGAACTGGTTCTTTTGGTACTTTGAAGTGTAATGGGACCGCCACGTTGGAC